AGAGTCAGCGCGCAAAACACCGTCAGTATTCCCAGGCCATTCCCGCGCCCTGCGACGGGGGAGAGTCAGCGCGCAAAACACCGCAGTATTCCCAGGCCATTCCCGCGCCCTGCGACGGGGGGTGATCAGCGCGTAAACCTTCCCCGTCAACAACCCCATCATTTTACAAGCCATCCGAGCGCTACCTCCCCCGTGCAGGCGGACCCTCGGCTCAGGCGGCTATGGATCGGGAAAGAGCATCCCGCCCATAGCCAGTTGAACAATAACGAAAAAAAAGACGCTTTATAACTCACCCCCTCTTTTTTTGGAAAAAAAAGAGCCGCTTCAAGTATTGACCTTTCAAAAAGAATAAGTTACATTGTCCTCAGCCATGACCCGCACGCCTTGCGGTCATGGCTGATTTTTAAGGCGTGCGGGTTTGCTTGTAATTAAAAAACGGCGTTGACAGCCGGCCCCGGAAAAAATTTTAATCAGCCACTCATTCATAGCTCACAAAGGTAATCATAATCACATGAACAGTTACGAACCAATCATCAACCTCCTTGTTCAAATACCCCTGGTTGGCATTTTTATCTGGTTTATCCTGGAATGGTCAAAACGCATAGATAAAAGTCAACTGGAACGTGACAACAAATGGAGAGAATTTTTGAATGAGGAACGCCTGTTGCGCAATCAGAGTATTAAAACAATGGCCAACGAAATCCATAACAATACCACCACACTATCAGACATAATGGATGCGTTCACAGCATACGAAGCCAAAACACGCCCAAATTCGCATCAGTTATCCAATAAGAAATAATATGCCGCGCAAACCCAAGAAGAAATCAGGCCGCCGCCCTGGTGCGCAGGCAAAAAATAAAAACGCGCTCAAACACGGCTTCTATTCGAAAGACTTTTTGGTTGACGAAAAGAAACGCCTGGACACGCAAGAACCACTGGATATTGTCGCAGAGATTAATCTCGTACGCGTCTGCATTGACAAACTGAAGGATCAAATTTCATTCGATGAAATTACACGAACCGATAGCAATGGCACGGAGTTTCGAGACGCGCACTATCTGGCACAATTGAATACGCTATCCGCTATGACCACAAATATAGCAACTCTCGTTCGTACTCACTACCTCACGCATGGCAAAGCCGGCGATGTTCAATCGTCAATTTTACAGGCGCTGGAGGAATTGCGCCTGGAGATGGGCATATGAGTACGCTGACGCAAACCGTCAAGACGATCGCGCGCTCATTCGATAATTTCACCTTCCGGGCAGGCGGTATCCAAATGCGCCCGTATCAACTCGACCCGGCCAAGGCGATCTGGAACTCGATCATCAAGAAACGCGGCGATACCATCGTACTGATCATTTCGCGGCAGGCAGGCAAGGATGAATTACTGGCAAACCTGCTATCCTACCTGGCAACTCTCTTCGCTCACCGCGAAGTCGGGATCGTGGTTGCCAATCCAACCTACAAACCACAAACAATCAACGCCATCATGCGTTTCGAGAACAGACTTAAAGCGAATTTGCTCACGAAGTCGCAATGGAAGAAACGCTCGGACTATATGCGCATGATGGGCAGCGCAACGGTTTCGTTTCTTTCAGGCGATCAGTCCGCTAACGTCGTCGGCGCAGTCGCTTCGCTTTTGCTAATCATAAACGAAGCGCAGGACATTTCCCCCGCCAAATACGATAAGGATTTCGCGCCGATGGTCGCCAGTACGAACGCCACCAGGTTGATCGTGGGAACAGCGTGGACTTCGGATACTCTGCTGGCACGCGAAGAAGATGCGGCGCGCAAACTAGAAAAGGAAGATGGCATCAAAAGAGTATTCTTATACACTTCGGAAGACGTTCGCAAAATCGTCAAACAATACGGTACGTTCGTGGACAACGAAATCTCGAAACTCGGACGCCAGCATCCACTCGTCAAGACGCAGTACTTTTGTGAGCGGATAGACTCTCAACTCGGTATGTTTAATGCCGGCCGCCGTGCGCTGATGCTCGGTGATCAGCCGGCGCAGTCCAATCCCACTCCAGGTCATCTCTACGCTTACTGCATAGATGTTGCCGGCATGGACGAAGCGCTGCTCAACCTGGACGGACTGGGTAATCCAGGTCGGGACAGTACAACTCTTTCCATCGTGGATATTGACCTGTCCATGCTGTCCACGCTTCAAGCGCCCATTTTTCGCGTGGTGAATAGAATGTCATGGCAGGGCATTTCACACATGCAAATATTCGGACAACTAATCGCCAACATTGCACGCTGGAATCCAAATTACATCGTGATCGATGCAACCGGCGTAGGCGAAGGCCTTTGGGCAATGCTCAACAAGTCTTACCCAACGCGCTGTCTACCCGTCAAATTCAGTCAACAAGAGAAGTCGGAGATCGGATGGCGTTTTTTAGCCATCATCGAGACAGGCCGTTTCCGTGATTGCTGCATAACCGATGAGGTCCGCATTCAATATGATAAATGCCAGTCAGAAATATTACCGGGACCTGCAAAAACTTTACGCTGGGGCGTCAAAGACGGCACACGCGGCGCAGATGGTCAACTGGTACACGATGACATCATCCTTGCCGATGCGCTAACCGCCAAACTGGATCAGTTAGAGTGGATGTACTCATCTCCAACGCTTGCAACCGACTACACCGACCCGCTGACCGAAATGGAAGGTAAATATTGATCAATCCACACCCCTACGGTACCCGCATCGTTCGCTTGTCAAATCCAATAGACCCGAGCAGGCCATTTGCACGCGTCAACAATTCGGCGCCAACCATCAGATGGACATCCTGTTATTCAACAGGCGGCGGCTACGGCGGCGGCAGAAATACGGGCGGCGGGATCATTAGCACACCCAGGTATGTGTTTCGCTTCGATGAACGCTACACTCTGGAACAAATGCTATTGATGCAGAAGAATGTGGATGACTTGAACAAATTAGCCGCTTATCTTATCGGTACCGGCGGAGCGATCACGGTCGCAGGACTTCTAGCAGTAATGGCGGCAGGAATAGTCCCAGGAGTACTTTTCCTCACTGGCGGAGTACTATTCCTGGCAATCGGTATGATTACATTGAGCTATGCTCAATTTGTACAATTTGTGACCGGCGATTATGTCTTTTACGTGGAGTTTTCAAAGCCGTGCAAATAAACAAAGGAAATGGTAAATACTAATGGCAAGCCCATCCGAAACAGAACAAACGTTCCTTTTAGGCCAGCAATTCGACTCCATGTACAGGGATCGTTATTCTTACGAACGAACAAGTTTGCTTGAAGAAGCGGTGCGGGCCTGGCGACTCAATCCATTGGCGCGCCGGCTTGCAAATCTTTATAAGATTTACAACACAGACGGTATTTCGTTTACCTGCGATCATACCAATACGCTGAAGTTCCTGGATGAGTTTTGGAATCACGACCTGAATCAAATGAACGATATGCTGGAAGAAATCAGCAACGAAGTTTTCCTCACTGGTAATTTGTTCCCGCTTTTCTCGGTGGACCCGTCGGGAATGACGTTTCTACGCATCTTCCCCACGGATCAAATTGCAGAGATCGTTACCGCCGAAAACGACCTGCGCCAGGAAACAGAGTATGTCACCAAACAAATTGACATGAACGTGGACTCGCGTACATTCGTCAACGCACACTCCAAGCCAGTCAACAGTACACCGGTCTTCATGGAACACTACACCATCAACAAACTGGCCGGCACAGTTTGGGGTGAAGGCGAAATCTGGCCTGACCTGCCCTGGTTATCCCGTTACGCGGTTTGGCTGGAAGACCGTGTCCGCCTGAATCATTATCGCTCAACCTTTATGTATGTAGTACAGGGAAAGTTTACAAACGATGAGGAAAAGAAAGCACGACAGAAATATCTTAATTCCCATCCGCCACAGTCCGGGACCGTACTGGTCACAGACCCAAACGAGCAGTGGGGCATCATGTCCGCCAATCTGGATGCATTCGATGCTTCCGTGGACGGCATGGCCGTCAAAAAGATGATCGCCGTCAACCATGTACCCATGCATTATCTCGCCGAGCCAGAGTCATCCACACGCACAACAGCGGATGCCGCCGGCACGCCAGCCTTCAAGGGTTTTGAAAACCATCAAACTACTTTTATAAGGATCATCAAGCGGATTTTAACCATAGCGCTCAAACGACGCGCGCTCAAAGACGCTTCGGTTGATCCAAATGCAGTCATCACAGTCACCAGCGCCGACGCCACCGAACGCGATAACGCCGGACTTGCATTGGCTACGTCGCAAATCGTCTCGGCCATCGGTGATATGTATGATCGTGAGTTGATTGATGAACCAGAGTACATGCGCCTGGTCTATCGCTTTGCAGGTGAGATCGTTCCACAAAATGTGAAACCCCGCAAAGGTATCCGCAAAATTATCAAGGATACGTACCCGACACCTGCACCAATAGAGCCGGCCGCCGGAAATATCAAACTGGATACAAAAACAAACGATGTAAAAGTAAAGGAACCTAAGGCATGAATCTGATCTGGAAGACGCACGCAGGCGAATCGTGTCCGTCATGCCTGGCGCTCAACAAACAGGTACATGACGAATTTAAATGGATGCATGCCGAAATCGCACCAAAGAGTTATAAACTTTACTGTTCAGATAACTGTAAATGCACTTTGTCCGATGCCGGCAACGATGAAGAAACCGGAGATTTGAAAAGCGTTCCACTTAAATATAACCAGGAGATGAACAATATGACCAATCCAAGAAATACCGAACTTCGGTTCGATGGTTTCAAAAGTAATCCTGTGAAAACCGCAAAGGGATACGAGATACTTTGCATTCACCCAGGCCAGGCCAACGGCTGGAAGTTTTCGGCGGATGTTCTAAAACCAGCCGCCAAATTCTTCGATGAGATTGAATGCTTTGCCGATCATAATATGTTCGGCGAATCGGTTCACGACCTCGCAGGAGTATTTTCAAACGCCAGATGGGATGACAGCCAGCAGGGTATCATCGCTGACTTGCGCCCCACTGGTCCCGCCGCCGAATTGCTCAGAATGTATGCAGATGAGATGTTGAGCGATAACGACCCGCATCCCAACATGGGCTTTTCACCTGTCATCATTTTCACCAGCAAAGGCGAAGACGTGGAACAGATTCTCCGTGTCCGCAGTGTGGACATGGTCATCAATCCCGCATTCAAAACAAAATTTCTTTCAGAAAAATTCCAAAAAAGGAGCAATACAATGCCAGAAAATACCACTCCTCCCACCGTACCTGTTCCCAATCCCAAAACTCTTACGGCTATGAAGGACATCACCGGCGCTCAGGCTGAAATTTCCGCATCCGTTCAGGGTGCAAAGGAAAATCATCTCGCCATGTGCGCCACCCTGCTCGATACCGCTCTTAATGTAGCCAGCGTGGACCTGCCGGAAGCGGCGATCAACATGATCGCAGGCCGTTTCCATGGCAAGACTTTCAAGCCGCAGGAACTGAAAGCGGAGATTGACTCGTTCAAGGAGGCTTTCGCTCAAAGCAAGGCCGCCGCCAGCGTGGTCGGTCCCGCTCAAATTACGGGCATGTTCACCCGCGAAGACCAACTCCAAGCGGCCATTGACGACTTGCTGGACGCGCCGCGCAATGAAGGCAGCGAAAACCTGAAGGTTCACCGCTTCAAAGGTATCCAGGAAGCCTACCTGATGCTGACCGGCGATTTCAATTTCACCGGCGATATTGACCAGCGCCTGGCTAAGTTCCAGGGAACAACCGCCACCTTCCCGTACCTGGTTGCGTCCGCGCTGAACAAGTCTATTGTCAGACAATGGACGCAGTTTGGAAAAGCCGGCTACAACTGGTGGGAAAAGATCGCAACGGTCGAGCATTTCGACTCGATCCATGACATCAAATGGTTGCGCCTGGGAACGATTGCCAGCTTACCGACAGTCGCCGAAGGCGCCGAGTACACCGAGTTGAAACTTGGCGACAACGGCGAAACAAGCACGTTCGTCAAATACGGCGGTTACCTGTCCTTCACGCTTGAAGCCATGGACAAAGACGATACCCGCAAATTGCGCGCCGCGCCGCGTGAGATTGCCATGGCCGCGCTGAGAAACATCAGCGAGCAAATCGCCGCAATGTTCACTTCTAACAGCGGAGCAGGTCCCACCCTGGAAGATAGCGGTGCGTTATTCAATTCAACCGCCGTCACCACAGCAGGCGGGCACAAAAATCTTCTCACCGATGCCCTCGGCACAGATTACACCGCCTGGAATGCAGTCGCAACCGCCGTTTACGATCAGCCCATGCTGGTCGCAAACGAAACGGGTTCGTACGGAACAGGCAAAAAGCAGGCTTTGGAACCAAATATCTGTCTGGTCCCACGCGCGCTAAAAGCGCAAGCAGAAGCCTTGTTCCTGCCGCGCTGGGCATCCACCACCAACGCAGTCGAACCAAGCGGTTTGACCACTTACGGCGGATTTGTCACACCGATCACTGTCCCTGAATGGACAGACGCAACTGATTGGGCGGCCGTAGTGGATCCTCAATTACTTACCGGTATCATGATCGGTGAGCGCTTCGGCCTCATTCCACAGATCATCATCGCCGGCGAGCAGAGTAATCCGGCCATGTTCAGCAATGACGAGAGCCGCTTGAAAGTGCGCCACTTCCTCGCCACTGGCATTGGCAACTGGAGCGCCTTACACAAATCCAACGTCGCGTAGTAGTTTTATTCACCCTTGGGGTGAACTCCCTGACCTGAAAAATCAACTGGCAGTTCACCCCCAGGGAACTTTAGTCCCTGTGTTCCGCCCCGAACACATCGAAGGAGTATTCAAATGGGTTACGTTCACGATACACACATGTCTCTTTTCATCCCCTGCACTGCCATGTTGCCGATCACCGGCACGTGGACAGAAGCCGCAGGCGCAGTGGCAGGCACGATCTGCAAGCACAAAGCGGCCGCAGCCGAAACCGCAACCGTGCATATCCCGATCCCCCTGCCGTCAAACGCTTCTGCCGACAAAGGCAGTCTGCTAAAGGCCATCGAAGTGGATTATGAGGTAAAGGTCGCGGCTTGCACTTCAGTCACAGCCACGCTACGCAAAATCACACGCGGCGCAGATGGAGCGGTGGCAGTGGTCAGCGCGCCGACCATCACGCAAGATTTGGCGGCAGCCACAGATGCGGCGGACGTTGATCAGCACAAGTTGACCGTCACGCTCACAACCCCGGCGTACATTGACAACGACGAAGAGTACAAACTCGAGATCGCTTTTGTCGCAGCGGCTACAACCACATTGGACGTACTCGGCGCGGTTGCAAATTACACCGCCAGGATGTAAACATGAGCAATACCATCCCCGCCATCGTGCTGGAATTTGCAAAGCACGCGGCCACCGAGAGCGTTCCAAATCCAATCCCCATGACTTGGAAGGAATATCCAGGTTCGTGGGTGGTGGTCTTTGAAGATGGCCGCAAAGTCAACTTCATCAAGGATGAAGCGCGACCAGAATACAAAACTCCGCCAATCAAAGAAGTAAAACTCAAACGAAAGGAAAAATAAATTATGAGCGCTGAATCTCTATCCGGAATTGTCGGCGTGTTTCTATCGCTGATGTTTTCGTACATTCCCGGCGTAAAGGATAGATACGCCAATCTGCGCGCATCAGTTAAACAAACCGTCATGGGCATCCTGCTCATGGTATTCGCGCTGGCTGTTTACGGCCTAGCATGCGCCGGCTATGCGGCTGATTTTGGCTTGACGATAACTTGTAACCGCACAGGCGCAGTATCTCTCATCAATATCCTGTTGGCCGCACTGGTGGCCAATCAAGGTACTTACCTGCTGACTAAGAAATAACCCCCCCCACTGGCGGACGGATTGTCTGCTTTCACAACCCGTCCGCCAGCCCCCTGTTATCGCAAATAACAGGCCGCAAACGAACGCAATCGTCAAAGACGATGGATTTATTCAGGTTTCCCAATACAAGCCCGCTGGAGGGCGTTCCATGACCCAAATCCATGGCGCCGCATGGCATGTAGTTACGTCAGTGTGATATATTCAAATCATAAGTAAATAAAGGAGAACAAAATGCCCATGCTATCAGGTCAAACAGTAGTTACTACGGCTGGTACGGCAGTTCCTTTGGGTACCACCCAGGTTGACGAAGCCATTTTAATCAAGGCGCTCGATACCAATACGGGCGTCATAGCCGTCGGCAACGATGGCGCAGATGATGTCACTGTCTCGAATGGCTATCGTCTGCTCGCAGGCGAAACCGTCATCATAGCAAAAGTGGACAATCTCTCTAAAATCTACTTGGATTCGTCGGTAAACGGCGAAGGTGTATCATGGATTACATTAGACGCCTGATTTTATTCTATGCAAGCTTGATCGTTCCAAAAGTCGTATTCACATACACCGTCACTGTCACTGCTGGACAGGCAACCACACCAAAACTGACATTTGCCAATAACTATCCTACCGCGCTGATGGACTGGGGGGACGGATCAGCACAATCAGCCGTAACTAGTGGAGTAGAGCTAAATCACACATACGCCAACAGCGGAACGTACAAAGTCCAGTTATGCATGTCTCAACAACAACTCTGGATCACAGAGATTGACATCAGTTCGGATAAGGTCGTTGGCGGCGTTACCCCAATCCAAAAATTCGAAAACCTAACATCATTCGTCGGGTCTACAAATGCAGCGTGGACACAAGACATCAGCGCATGGGTTCTGCCCGCGTCGTTGGTGAATTTCTACGTCTATTCCACCTC